TGGGATTCCCCCGATCTAAACTGTGGGACGTAATGGATGCTCTGGCTTATATCACCTATATCATGGATAAGCATGCAGTTTACTTTGACCCAATAGATGGAGACTCCGTCAGTGATACAGGCGAAGATGAGTATGCCGAGCTGGATAATGAACCCATGATGAGTCCTGAAGAGATGGGCTTTACCCTGGTTGGGTAATGCTATATTACATAATGTAACAAAGGAATAATATGCCTCCTACAATAATTGGTGATAGCTCCTCAGGTGTGTTCAATCCACAGAAGGACTTAGGATATAAGTATCCGGGGGATTTAGATCTTAGGCCCAACTCCACACTCCACACTAAGTTGAAGGATATGATCTATAGGCGTGCCCAGGAGAGTGCCCGTACTATGGCAACCCGTCATGGTGTATGGAGGGAGATTGACCACACATTGACAGCCTATATCGAGCCTGATGATAAGGAGAGATTACTCAAGGGTGAGGATTCTAAGAAGCCTATTAGCATTGTCTTCCCTTACTCTTACTCGGTATTGGAGACCCTCCTCTCCTACTACTGCGCGGCATTCCTCCAAGACCCAATCTTCCGATATGAAGGCACTGGGCCGAATGATGTAATAGGGGCTATCTTACTTGAGAAGGTAATTGCTCTCCAGTGCATCAAAAGCAAGGTGGGGCTTAATCTTCACACCCTGGCCAGGGACGCCTTTGCTTATGGCTTTGGTGCTGCTACTCCCACCTGGCGAGTTGAAACTGGGACTAAGTTTGAGACTCTTGAAAGAGGGGGATTTCTCGGATTTGGCTCTAAACCTGAACGGGTTGAGAGGGAAGTCACCACTTATGAAGGCAATGCTCTGGACAATATAGACCCTTACCTATACTTGCCTGACCCCAACGTACCCATTCATGACCCCCAGGCGGGTGAGTATATAGGATGGGTATCCCCCACTAATTACATGGCCCTGCTCAGCGATGAGCAGAACTCTGACGATATCTTCAACGTGAAGTATGTTAAGGATCTCACCAATAGGCGGACCTCCATCTATACCTCTGACAGTTCAGGGCGTGGGAGTAAAAGTGGTCTGAGTGGTCGAAATGTACCAACTAATGGGTTGACTTCTGGGGTTGATCTTATTAAAATGTTTATAAAGCTAATACCAAAAGATTACGGATTGTCTGATAAGGAGTATCCCGAGATTTGGTATTTTGAGCTGGCCTCCGATGAAGTAATCATCCAAGCGAGGAAGGCTAATCTTAGCCACAACAAGTTCCCCACTGCTATCATTGCCCCTGACTTTGACGGATATTCGATGTCACCAGTGTCTAGGATTGAGATGCTAAATGGGATGCAAGGTGTGTTGGACTTTATGTTTAACTCCCATGTGGCTAATGTAAGAAAGGCCATTCATGATATGATTATCTATGATCCTTACCAAGTTAATGGTGAAGATTTGAAGAATCCATCCCCCGGGAAACTCATCCGGCTTCGTCGTCCAGCGTGGGGCAGGGGAGTTAAAGATGTTGCTCAGCAGTTTGCAGTAAATGATGTAACTCGTCAGAATGTCTCCGACTCAACTTGGATAGTCCAGTGGATGGATCGAATTAGCGGGGCTGATGCATCTATGCAAGGAAGTCTGAGACAGGGTGGCCCTGAGCGTCTCACCAGTGCAGAGTACCAGGGCACAATGGGAGGTGGTATTAATCGTCTGGATAGGATTGCTAAGGTGGTCGGTTTGCAGGGGATGCAAGACATTGGGATGTTCTTTGCCCATCACAACAATCAATTGATGAAGGGTGATGCTTACATCAAGTTAGCGGGGGAATGGCAAGAAGTTCTTATGGCCGAGTATGGAATGGCTGGAGATGGTCGCGGAAGGAAGCGCGTTACGCCTAAAGAATTAGACATAAACTACAATGTGATTGTTCGAGATGGCTCTGTTCCTGGCGGGAACTACTCCCAAGCTTGGATGCAACTCTTTCAAGTCTTGGGCTCCAATTCTGAGTTAGCCCAGAAGTTTGATGTAGTCAGGATCTTCACACATATTGCACGGAACTTGGGCGCTAAGAATGTAAATGACTTTGTACGTACTGGTGGAGATATTCAGCCTCAATCTATGCCCAATGATCGGGTAATGAATGAGATGAATGCGGGCAATTTAGTTCCGATGGGGTCGTTATGACAAATAAAGAGTTTCTTGACAATCTAATTTATAAAAAGTGTGACTACTCCCCTAAGAGTACAGTCCAGAGTTTGGAAGATTTCTTAGAAAGCTCCATATATAGGGACTTCTTAGAGGAGATGAGTGTTCGAATTGAGGACATGAGGCAGTCATATGAGATAGGGGATAGTAAGAAGTACCTTGAAACTAGGGGTGCCCTTGCTGCAATGCGTATACTAACAGGTATATTCGAAGATTTATTCGAGAATGCCAAATCAGATTCAACCTTGGAGAATAAAAATGGCTAATGAATCCGAGATCCAGAGTGTAGATGCCGCGGCCACTGGCACTTTGGAAACAGAAATTAATGAACTTTTAGATTTCCCCTCCATAGGGGAGGTTGATGAGCCCTTTAACACTGGCAACCAATCAGGTGAAGCTCCCACTGGGGATGGCGTGACTGATGAAGGCGTGGGTGAGGAGGTAGTGGGAGAACCAGTTGATGTAGCCCCAGTTGTTGAGGCCCCATCTGATGAGTTAAGTTTGCTCAAGGCACAGATTGAGGCTCTTAAAGGGGTGGTTACTCAATTATCTACTCCTAAAGAAAGTGAGAAGCGTGTCCCTGAACTAGCTCCAGATCTTGACGCTCTTATGGCGGGAGTGGATTTTGATGAGATCATGGAGAGTAGAGAAAAATTCATGGGATTTATCAAAGACGCTTTTCAGATCATGACACAATCCACAACGGGCTATGTCCAGAGTGTTGTGCCAGATGTAGTAACACGTCAGGTGACGATGCAAGAGGTGAGGGAGAACTTCTATAGGGAGAACTCAGATCTTAATGCTGTCCGACCCTACGTGGCAATGGTGGCTAGCAATGTGGCTCAGGCAAATCCAGAGATGGGTGTCGCTGAAGTCCTGACTAAGGCGGCCGAAGTTGCTAGAGAGTCACTGGGTATATCGAAGGTCATAGCTAATGAGCCCCCTGTTCAGGTGAGGGCTCCTGCACTTCCTGGTGCCAGGGGAGTTCGCCAGCAGGCAACTCAAAAGAGTGATCTTCAAAAACAAATTGATGATCTTTTGGAGGATTAGACTATGAGTGATGAAGGGAGATTTATTGACGGTTTGATGGCTGGTAATATGGACTTTACTGGTAAAACTCTTGTAGGTGGGAAGAGAATTCTTTCCATCAATGCATTGAATGGGGCAGCTGGTGCAACGGCAGGATGGGTTATTGCTGGCGCTGATACTGGTAGTGCCAAGTGTCCTGCTAGTCAGACTGCATCTACGTTTGTAGTTCCAGTTAATGGACTACTTGTTGGGGATGTGATTACTGGGTACAGTGTATATGGGCAAATAGAAGGTGACGGTGCAGTCACATTGGATGTAGATCTTCGTAAACTTACAGCGGCCGCCGCAGATTTGGCTGATGCATCTGTTGGGGCAATTACACAGATTTCTACATCTGTTGATGCCATCATTAATGCTTCTAAAACTGGGCTTGGCGAAATAGTTGGCACTAACGAAAGTTTCTATTTCTTGTGTACTGCGACAACTGCTGGGGGTACTGATATTGATCTCCAGGGATTTAATGTTACTGTTAATGGAATCTGAAGAGGTTAACTATGTCTATCTTTGGAAAGTTATTTAACAGTAGGCTTCCTGCCATAATGGTAGATGGTACTGTTGTAGCTACAGGAATTAAGGCTCTGCTGAAAGATGGTGACGGCAAGGTCTTATTGGCTACTGGTACTACAGTACCTACCAATGGTGGAAGTAAATATGCCAAAGGATGTATTTTTATAGATACAGATGCAGCTACCGGTTCAAAAGCTCTTTATGAAAATAAAGGGACTAGCTCCAGTTGTATCTTTGATGCTATTGGAGATATTGCTGCTGCGGAGATTACATTAGCAGAGGGTAGTATCTTAGTAGGAAATGCTAATGGGGTGGCTACTGCTTTAGATGCTAAAACTACTACTAGAATATTAGTAGGCAATGGTACTACTATTACCAGTGTAGCTATTAGTAGTGATGCCACTATGGCTAATACTGGAGCGCTGACTATTGCAAATGGGGCTGTTACTCGTACTAAGATGAGTACTGCCGCTGCATCTAAAGTAGTTCAAGTAAATGCTACAACTATTGCAACCAGCGCTGGTAATAATTATCTATACGTGACTGTTCCTGAGAATGGAACTCTTGCTGAGGCTGATTTTGCTGGTGTTGATGCTTTAGCGACAGATGATACTAACTATATCACATTTACAATTACTAACCTTACCCAGGCGGGTGCAGGTACTACTGTAATGCTAGCAGCTTCTGATGCTAATACTACAAAAGCTACTGGAGGTACTGCTATTGTAGCTAATGGCCGTAGAACTTTGACGCTTACTGGTACTGGCGCTGATCTTGCAGTTGCTAAGGGTGACCGTCTTAGAATTAATGCTGCTGTTACAGGAACACTTGCAAATGCAGTAGCTAATCCAACTTTCTGTTTACGTTTTAGCGGAACAACTTGATTTAATTTATAACTAATTTAATAGGGAGATAAGATTATGCCTTTTATGGGAATGCGTGGAACTGGTGACTGGGTAGCGGATCAACGTCCTAAGTCTTGGCGAGAGATGATTCTCTATCGGTATCCGAATGGTACTGCTCCGCTTACAGCGATTATGAGTAAGATGGGGAGTGAGAGTGTAACTGACCCTGAGTTTAATTGGTGGACTAAGGCTCTCCCCACTCAACGTGCTGCTGTTACTGGTGTATATACTGATTCAGGCCTTAGTACTGCATATGTAAGTGGGGGTACTGCTGGCGCTACAGTGTATGTTAAAATGACTGCAACCAATGTGGCTCAATTTCGTGCTGGGCATCAAGTTCTTCTTCGTGATGCGTCTGATCCAACAGTAGATGTAAATGCCAAAGTTACCTCTGTAGTAATTAATGGCGCATCTTCTTACATTGCATGCTTGTTGCTGGAGGCTGATGACAATTCCAGTGCAGGAGATTTAAGTGACTGCGATGTTGCAATGGTGATTGGTAACATCAATGCTGAGGGTGCGGCTATGCCTGATGCCATTGCGTATGATCCTACCAAATGGTCCAATTATACCCAGATCTTCCGCACTCCGTTGGAGATGACTCGTACGGCGATGAAGACTAAGCTCCGCACCGGGGATCAGTACAAAGAGGCCAAGCGCGAGTGTCTCGAACTCCACTCGATTGAGATGGAGATGGCCTTCATGTTTGGCGTTGCTTCTGAACGGACTGGTACTAATGGCAAGCCGGAGCGTACCACTATGGGTCTCATCCCGGCAATCAAGGCTGGTGGTTTGGTGAATGACTTTAGCCTTAATGCGGGGACTGATTTTTCCGGATATACATGGCTTCAAGCTGGTGAGTATTGGCTGGACTATTATCTTGAGCAGATCTTCCGTTATGGGTCACGTGAGAAGCTGTGCTTTGCTGGATCGGGCGCACTCCTCGGTATTAACCGGCTGATCAAAGCTGGGGGTAATTTCGACTTCACCCCCTCTACTGCCGACTACGGTATTCAAGTTAGCAAGTGGACCACCGCCTTTGGCACAATCAACATTATGACACACCCCCTCTTCTCTTATGAGGTGACTACTCGTAATGCGATGGCTATCTTTGAGCCCAAAGATCTGAAGTTCCGCTACATTGATGACACGATGTATAAGGCAGATGATCGGCTCACCAAGGGTGGGTGGACCTCACGCGACGGAATCAAGGAGGAGTACCTCACTGAGGCTGGCCTCGAGTATCATCACCCCGACGGATGGGGCTGGTTGACTGGAGTGGGTGTAGATAACGC